TATTACTCGTTTTCTTACTGATTGTCAGCATCCACTTGCTAGCCGTCTACTTGACGCATTTCGTAAGAAAGACTACTCGAAGCTTACCGCTTCTAGTATCGATCCTGCGGATTACGGCAGTAGCCACGATTTTGCTGTGGACTATCTCCTCACCAGCTTTCTTAAAAAATTCAGAGATTTCGATCTCGGAATTGATCGGGAAGCTGCTGCCTACCAGAAATGGTTGGTAGCCGAGGAGAGCTGTAATAGGACTAACTTCTTCTTTCGGAACTTGTGGTCGAGCGGGGATAATCCCTTTCCCGCCCGTGTTCATCAAGGTATTTCCTTGATGCAACAGAAAATCTCACAAATTCTTGGAGAAGTAGATTATTCCTTTATCAGGAAGAACTGTCGCTTCGGCCCGGGTTCGGACGGTTCCACGCAGGGGCAAAAAACCTCTGCGTATAACAAGTTCGCCCACTCGGGTGATCTGACGCCTGGTCTTCTGGAGGTAGTCGCTGATGTTTTCAGCGAAGACCATCGTGAAGATTTCTCTCATGAGTCTGAACTCGTGAGGGGAAACAGGTTTTCCTTCGTACCGAAAACAGCCCTTATCGACAGAGCAATCTGTACCGAACCTAGATGGAACATCTATCTTCAGCTCGGTATTGGAGAACTCATATCGACGCGACTCAAACGTTACGGCCTGGACATAACAAGCCAGGACCGTAACAGAGAACTCGCGAGGCTGGCCCACGTCTACGGTTTGGCAACCATAGACCTCTCCTCTGCTTCGGATACAGTCTCTAAGAACTTGGTTCTTGAGCTGTTTCCGGAGGAGTGGAGTGATCTTATTTTCAAAACTCGATCCCCTCAAGCGTTTTACCGCGGAAAGTGGATCAAAATGGAGAAAGTAAGTTCAATGGGTAACGGTTATACGTTTCCTGTCGAATCCCTCATCTTCTATGCAGCTTGTTGGGCGGCTTGCCGCCTCGCAAATGCACCAGAATGTATCGGGGTCTTCGGGGATGATCTAATTGTCCCCCAAGAAGTCGCTCCTTCTCTTATCGAACTGCTCTCTTATCTAGGATTCAGCACTAACGTGCAAAAATCCTTTTTAAGTGGGCGATTCTTTGAGAGTTGTGGGAAAGACTATTTTGATGGTGTGAACGTCCGTCCGTTCTTTATAAAGGAGCGGATATCACGTGCCGAAGACTTAATGATTCTGGCGAACCAGATAACAGAGTATATGCGGCGTCTTCCCGACGTTGCAACTACCCTTAATCTGTCTAAGCTGTGGCATTACGTTGTGTCCTTAGTTCCTCAGAGACTTCGTCTCTTTGGTCCCATCGGACTCGCTGGGGTGATACATTCGACTTTTGATCGATGTACTCCCCGACCGGCTCCGAATGGCTGGGAGGGTTGGATGATCCCGACCTGGGTCCCCGTTGCTGTGAAGCAATGGGGTTCCAGTTATCGAGGTCACTTATTTTCCAAGCTATCGGGTGATATCGACACCGGCCAATTCTTCGTGAATCGGTCGAATGTTCGATGGAAGAAGAAGGTCACGTACGTGCCAACGTACGCA